GGAAGAAGACAATGGGGTAGTGACGAGTGCGACATGGACGGTTAAAAGTGGTAAGGCGACGATAGCCAATAAGTTGCTTTTAGCCAATCAAGCGTATTCTGAGATAACCACAGCTTTTACGGGAACATCCTTAATTGAACTGACCTTAACAGCAGGAAGTAATGTGTTTGTAACGCATTTAGAAATTCAGGCGAAGAAATGAGTAAATGTCATTAATTGACCGCACTGCATTTGATGCTCGTAGGAAGTTAGCAAGAGAAGCGTCAGCCGCTGAAGAATTACTTAAACGCCGCCGTGCTAGAGAGACGATGGCTGATTTCTCTCGATATATGGAACCGCTTGAACCGCCTGCCGAACACCATATTTTATTATGTAATGCTTTGGATGATATTTTAGAAGGGCGTAATCGACGATTGATGATGTTCTGTCCGCCAGGGGCAGCAAAAAGCACTTATGGCTCTATCAGGTTCCCTAGTTTCTTTTTAGGTAAATTCCCTAAGAAAAGTATTATTTGCGGTTCTTATGGTGAAGGTCTTGCTACCTCTTTTGGTCGTAAGGTCAGAAACAGCTTATTGAGCAAAGAATACGGTAATTTATTTCCTGATGTGACTTTAAGTGAAGATTCCAGAGCAAAGGGCGAATGGGAGACTAACAAAGGCGGGAGTTATTTTGCCGTCGGGGTGGGGTCGGGTGTAACAGGTCGTCGTGCTGATTTAGGATTGATAGATGATCCAATGAAAGGCCGTAAAGAGGCTGATTCTGAATTAGTTAGAGATGATACGTGGGAGTGGTATATTTCTGACTTTTTAACTCGTTTAAAACCCGATGGCGCTCAAGTGGTGATCCAAACCAGATGGCATGCCGACGATTTGTCAGGCCGTATCCTGCCTGAGTCTTGGAATGGTGAATCGGGAAAGTTTATTGGTTTTGATGGTCAGTTATGGACAGTGATTTGTATTCCGGCAGAAGCCAGAGAAGACGATATATTAGGCCGAGAAGTCGGCGAATGGTTATGGACTGATTGGTTCCATGAAGATTACTGGAATGAAACCAAAGCCGCCCAAACCTCAAAAGATGTAAGAAACTGGAACGCGCTTTATCAACAAACACCACAAGCTGAACAAGGTGTCTATTTTCAAAGAGAATGGTTTAAGCGATTTAGATTAGGTGAACAACCCGCCGAATTAAGTATTTATGGAGCGTCTGATTACGCAGTCACTGATAATGCTGGTGACTTCACTGAACATGGCGTAGGGGGATTTGATATTAGTGATAATCTTTATTTTCTAAACTGGTGGTCAGGTCAAAAGACAATGGATGTGTGGATTGACGCACAACTTGTCTTAGTCAAAGAATACAACCCTTTTGCATGGATAGCAGAAGTGGGGCAAATTAGGCGCTCTGCTGAACCTTGGATTGAAAAACAAAAACAAAACCACTGGTTTAGAACCGAATGGATGCCGCACGTTGGCGATAAAGCGGCTCATGCAAGAGCCTTTCAAGCCTTAGCTGCAACGGGTAAAGTTTATATACCATTTGGCCAGTGGGGGGATGAACTCATTGAACAATTAGTACGTTTTATCCCGAACACGAATTTCAAAGATGATAAAGTAGACGTGTGTGGTTTATTCGGTAGAATACTTGATCAAACATATTCGCCACAGGTTTTTACTAAAGCTAAAACAAAAGAAACTGATATGTGGGGCTACCCCATAAGAGAGACAGAGAATTGGAAGACAGCAATATAGATCAACTTGATAAAGTAAAGAATCAGTTTGAAGATTTCTTAAACGCGACCGAAGTCCCTCGTGCGGCCTCTGCGCGTTGTCGTGCTTATAAAAATAATCAACAATGGACGCAAGCTGAAATAGATGTTTTAAATTCACGACGACAAGCCCCGGTGACGAATAATCACATCAAGCCTAAAATTGAAGGGCTGAAAGGATTAATCGCAAAACAAAAAACAGATCCAAAAGCACACCCCCGAACTGAAAAACATACCGCCGGCGCAGAAGCAATTACCGATGCACTACGCTATGTGAACGATAATACTAATCTTGATATGACTGAACTATCAGTTGCAGATAATCTTTTTACCGAAGGTTACGGCGCTGTGATTATTGAGACTAAAAATACCAAGCGGGGACGAGAGATTGAAATTAATCATATTCCCTGGGATAGATATTATTTTGACCCACATTCTACTAGATTAGATTTCTCTGACAAACGCTTTGACGGTATTGTGATTTGGATGGATGTTGAAGTTGTGGCTGAGACATTTAAAGTTAAGCCAGAAGACATTGATTTATTACTCAATACTCAACTAGATTCAGATACGTTTGACGATAAACCCCAATGGATAGATAAAAAGCGTAAAAGAGTGCGCGTCTGTCAGCATTTCTTTATTGATAAAGGCGTATGGATGATGTGTTACTTCACCGCCCATCAATTTTTAATGAAACCAAAGCCCAGTCCTTATCACGATGATGAGGGCGAACCAATGAACCCGATTGAAGCTGAAACGGCTTATATTGATGTTCATAATTATCGTTTTGGTGAAGCAGAGTATTTAATCGATCAGCAAGATGAAATAAATCACCGACATTCTAAATATCTCTTTTTATTATCTAGCCGCCAAACTGCTGCCCCTAAAGGTGCGGTAGAGGACATACCCGCGATGAAACGCGAGATGAGTAAGCCTGATGGTCACATCGAATATAAAGGTGCTAAAGGTGAATTTGATATTCTGCCGACTAACGATATGGCGCAAGCCCAGTTTACATTATTGCAGGAAGCAAAAGCCGAAATGGGGGCAAAGAGTTTTTCAACAGCGCTTGCGGGGTCATCCCAAGCGGATCTCTCTGGTAAAGCCGAGCAGTTAAGACAATCTGCGGCAACGACTGAACTTGCCTCTTTGTACGCAGGACATTCTAACTGGAAGGTTCGAGTGTATCGACAAAGTTGGATGCGGATTAAGCAATTCTGGGATAAAGAGAAATGGATACGAGTCCTAGACGATCAAACTAAGTTAAGATGGGTAGGATTAAACCAACAAGTTACCTTCCAGCAACAAATGGAAGAAACCATTAACGACTTATCGTTAGATGAAATGACCCGAAGACGTACTGCAAAAGTCTTTACGCGAATGATGGAAATACAAGACCCACGACTTCAAGAGATTATTGAAGTGAGAAATGATGTTGCTGAATTAGACGTAGATATTATTATTGAACAATCTATCGACTCTATCACTGCGATGGCAGAAGAGTTCGAGTTATTAAGTAACGTAGCTCAAACACGACCTGAGATACCTTTTACGTCAATATTACGACTCTCTAACGTAAGACAGAAAACGAAAGACGAGATTATTAAAGAGATCAAAGCGCAGCAAGAATCAATACAACAGAGTCAACAAGCAGCGCAACAAAAAGAAGATCAGAAAACAGAAGTTGACATGCTTGATAAAGGCGCTAAAGCGAAGAAGAACATCGCTGATTCAGTCTTGACAGAAGTTCAAACACAATTATTACTTGAATCACCACCAGCAGATGCAAGTGTCGTTATTTAGATGACTGGCATAAGGAAGTTGAGAACTCTAAGTTTGGTTGGGTAGAATTTAATAAATATTATTTAAGGTGAAATTATGAAAGAACTAGAAAACATATTAGACATTATCAATAACCAAGACCGTTATAGTAAATATCTAAAAGAAATTAAAGCGGTTACTGATAAATCAGAAAGTGCCTTAAAATCTATCGATAATTATAAGCAAATTGATTCACTGCATGCTGCTGCGACTACCGCTTTGAGTAAAGCTCAAACTGTGTTAGATAACGCGCTTGTTGAGGCGACTTTAATTGAAAGTAATGCTGCTGCTTCATTAAAGCAACGTCAGGACAATTTAACTAGACAAGAAAATCGAGTTAATTTAGAGCATAAGAACCTTGTTTGGTTTAAAAACACAACGATTGCAGATTTAGATGAAAGAGAAAAAGCAGTTGAGAAAGCTGAGAAATCAGTATCAAGTCGAGAAAAAGCGGCTGATAAATTAAGATTAGAATCTAGTAAGGTTATTGCTGACTTTAACACTAAAAAAGAAGTGTTAGATAAAGTAGTAAAGGAAGTAGCATAAGATTTTCGTAAACATTTAGTTTACACCTGCCGCCGAGGTTATTAACGGGCGTTAGCTGCCGCCGAGCATATCGGGCGATATGAGGTAATACCATGAGTGATGATGTCAGTTCTATTTTAGATGGAGAAGAAATTGAGGACGCAGTAGAAGATACTGAAGAATTAAAAGAAGTTCCAGAGGGCGTAGAAGCTACTGAGGATAAACCCGAAGAAGCTGAAGGTGAGCCGCCAGCACCAGAGAAAGAATTAACGGAGTCCGAGCGTGGTAAGGAGGCGGCATTAGTCGCTGAAAGACAGAAACGCCAAGACGCGCAGAAAGAGAATCAGTCATTAAAAGATGAACTTAATGCGTTAAAGAATCCGCCAAAAGACCGACCTGATGTATTTGAAGATACAGAAGAGGCTTTTAAGTATTCGGAAAGTAAGGCTGAAAAAGAGTTAACTGACAGAATCATACGTTTGTCACAGTCGAATATGCGACGTGATCACAACGATTATGACGAGATGGAAGTTAGCTTTGTTGAGTTGACGCAAGAAGACTCATCGCTTATTACAAAGATGCGTTTAAGTGATGACCCTGCTGGCTTTGTTTATGACACTGCCAAGAAATATAAGGATCATCAAGAAATGCAAAATGTGGATGAGTACAAAGCCAAACTAAAGGCCGAGGCAAAGCAAGAAGTTCTTGCTGAGTTAAAAGCTGGAAAGCAAACCGAAGAAGAGGATGAGGCGAAGAAGTCCGAAGCAGATGTGCCGTCGTTAGCTAACGCAAGCTCGATGACGAGTGGATTTAACACTCCAACTGATGTATCAGTGGAGGATTTACTCGGCTAAGAGCCATTTGGAGAAGTAAAAATGGCGAATACAACTGTAGCAGCAGAACTGGTTGCTAAAAAGTTTTTGTCGGAGTTTTATTCTGAATTTGTACGAGAGAATTTATTCTCGCCGTACATGAAGGGTAACTCTTCTATGAAACGAAGTAGCGCGGTTATTGTAGTAAAAGAAGAAGGTTTAAAGAAAATAGAAATCCCGTTAGTCACCAAGCTAAAAGGCGATGGTGTCACTGGTTCTAATACGTTACGTGGTAATGGTGAGAGAATTTCCAACTACGGACAAACCTTCACCCCGACTCACAAACGTCACGCAGTAGAGTTCGATGAAGAAGAACTTGAAAAACCGGCAATAGATTTAATGCGGGCTGCACGTCCATTATTGATGGATTGGGCGATGGAGTTAGTACGCGATGAGATTATTGAAGGTTTTGGCGCTATCGACAACGGTACAACCA